CTCTACAGATAAAGGTTCTTCAGTGGTGGCGAACCCGTTCTCTTGCGCCAGCAGAAGTATTTGATCCATATTTGTGTCCATCATCTCCCTGACAACCTCAAGCTGCTCTTCTGTTGTCTTGATCTCCATATCATATAGCGTTTCTGTGAGGGCTTTGATGTCTTTCATTTTACGCTTACCTTCCTCTCGTTACGTACTCGTCTGCTGTAAAGCTCCGGTTAAATGGATTAATAGGCTCTTTGGTCAGAGGGTGCGGCTTCTGGGAGAGTATTACCCTGACATGGTATGCCTGTAAGTTCAGGCGTACAGCTATGGACATGGGTCCCACTCCTGCCTTATGCAGGCTTAAGATTTCTTCTCTGACTGGGGCTTGGATATAGGTTTGCAATTGTTACCCATTCTTTTTTCGTTTTCAGTGGCCAAAATGATCTTATTGCAGCTTTTGCACTTCCATATCTTCTTCATTGGTTTGACTTTTGAAGAAGATCGGGTACTCTTTTTCACCGGCTCGAAGTGTGTACCCTGGAAAAACCAAGTGTGAACACATCGTTCCTTTGTATTTTCTCGCATAAACCACAGTACACAAAGGGGACTCAAATGCAAGTAGATAAACCTGTCGATACATTTCCATTACACGAAAGAGGAATGGCAAGCCTTTCTGACCTCGTTGCCGCCCCATATAACCCTCGTAAAATTTCAAAGGCTGCCATGACAGGCTTAAAGTCAAGCCTTAAGAGATTTGGCGTCGTTCAAGAAATCGTAGTCAACAAAAGAAACAACAGAATCGTAGGGGGACACCAAAGAGTAGATGCCCTTAAGTCTGTTGCAACTGATGAAGAAGTCCCAGTCGTATGGGTGGACCTGGGTGAAGAAGAAGAGAAGGCGTTAAACATTGCGCTTAACTCTCCGCATATCTCTGGTGACTTTAACAATCAGCTAGATGATCTTCTGGATTCAATATCGGCATTCGATGAAGAAATGTTTTCTGAACTCCTTCTTGATGAGTTCCTTCCAAAGGAAAAAGAAGGCGACAACACAGATGCGCCACAGCTCGCAGAATACAAACAGCCATTCTCAGAAGAAGAAGTCCTCGATGACGCAACGCATTATTGGCGAAATGCTGGGTTTCCTTATCCGTCCTTGCCTGCTTGGGAGTGTAAATATTTAATATCGAAACTTGCCAATACAGAGTTCGACAAACTTCAGAAGACAAATACGGCCTATGAGGTTGCCGATAGCTACCATAGCCATAGGTATGCTTCTCATGCAAAAAATAAGAAGTCTCCCTTAAGCAGCTTCGAGAGTGATGACAGACTTCACAGGGCGTTGGAGATTTGCCTTACTGAGTCAAAATATACTGTAGGCACATTCAGAGGGATTCTTTCAATGGTGCGTGGCACTCAGGCTGCCGCAAATTTTCGTCCTGGGTTTGCCTGTTATGTTTACAGAAGAATATGTCCCAGTGATTCATCTGTCGTGCTGGATACCTCAACAGGGTACGGAGGAAGGCTAGTCGGCGCGATAGCGTCAGGGTGCATCGATAAGTACATAGGCATAGACCCCAACGTGCCAACACATGAGGCAAATACGAAGCTCGCCAAAGACATGGGGTGGGACAGGAAGGCGCGTCTTAGCAATATCCCGGCTGAGGATTATGATGCGTCGCAAATAAAAGAGTCCTGCGATGCTGCGTTTACGTCGCCTCCATATTTCTGCAAGGAGATTTACTCTAAGGATAAAACCCAGTCATGGGTTAGATATAAAAAACCAGAGGACTGGAGAAATGGTTTCCTCAAGAAGATGCTGAAGCTACAGTTTGAGGCTCTTAAGCCTGGGTGCATCTCTGCCGTCAACATCGCAGACGTTAGAATCAACAATAAGATTATAGAGCTTTCCAGGTGGGTGGTTGATGATGCCATAGAGGCTGGGTTTATCCATGAAGACACATGGGAGTTCCCAATAACAACAGGGTACGGGCAAGACCAAGACCATCAAGAATCATTTGAGCCTGTGTATATTTTCAGAAAGCCAGGCAAGCAGGAAAAGCCAAAAAAGAAGGCAGCAAAAAAGAAGGCAGCGCCAGAGGTGGGCGACGTAGAACTGCATGAGCTTTTTACGAGCAGCGACAAGGGACACTCAATGGGTCCAGACAGCTCATTCAGAAAAACAGACGGGCAAAGCCTAATAAGGAAAGGCCAGGTGAAAATCGTAAGGGACCCAGAAGGGAAGTTGCAGGCAGCGGCATCTGTAAGGGTCGTTGGGAAGTCCACCAGAATGCCAGGGTTCAACTACAAAAAAGGGGATCTGCTCATAGAGAGAGTCGCCTACACTGACCTCTCCTCTCTCTTGATGGTCATAGAGGCGGCATCGCGTGACCATGAGGGAGGGAACATTTTCCTTAAAACGTGGAACACTGACAAGGCGGCATCGCAGGCGGCAGTGCATTGCTCCTATAAAAACATAGGAACAGACAGGGGCAAGTGCGAGGAAGATATTCTTGTCTGGATGAAGGGCGAGGATGAAGATGAAGAATAAGGAAATATCAAAAAAAGACTTGATGCTTTCCTACAGGAACAATCCCTGCAAGTTCATCACAGAAATACTCGGAGTAGAGCTATGGCAAAAACAAAGAGACATCGCCACAAGCCTGACAGACCATAGAAGAGTTGCTGTTAGGTCGTGCCATGGCTCAGGTAAAACTTTCTTGGCGGCACAGATTGCCCTGTGGTGGCTGTTTACAAGGGTGAGGTCCACTGTGATCACGACTGCCCCGACTGGGAGGCAGGTTACTGAGCTTTTATGGAAAGAGATACGAAAGTCCTACGCATCTGCCGTTATCAGTCTAAATAAGCTTGGCTTCTCAGGGCTTGGGGGAAATATCCTACCGAAAGCACCTAAGCTTGTTATCGATGATGATTGGCTCTGCATAGGGTTCTCCACTGATGACCCCACAAGCTTTCAGGGATGGCACTCGGCTGGGGGGATACTCGCCATATTTGATGAGGCTCCAGGCATAGGGTATGAAATATGGGAGGCAGTCTTGGGCGTTCTTGTTGGCAGAGAAGATAGGCTTGTCTGCATTGGAAACCCTACAGAGGCGGCAGGACCATTCTATAAGATGTTCTCAGCAGGGGATGACGTTGCAAAGTTTCACATTTCTGCTTTTGATGTTCCGAATGTGATTGAGGGAGAAGACAGAATACCAGGGTTATGTACAAAGTCGTGGGTAGATGAACGAAAGGCTGAATGGGGGAGAGATACTCCAATGTGGAAGTCTCGCGTCCTGGGCGAGTTCCCAGACACCTCAGACGCTTCTTTGGTCCCACTTTCATGGGTCGAGCAGGCGAACGCCAGGTACGAAGCTCTTGAAAATCTGGAGTGGAACAACCCAGAGATACTCTCAGTTGACGTAGCAAGATATGGAGAAGATTCCACTGTTGCTGCGCTGTTTCATCAGAAACATGGAATAAAAGAGCTTATAAAGTTTCCAAAGGGGGATACAATGGAAACAACTGGACACATAGCGCATCTTCTTAGAACTCACAGAAACATACTGGAGTGCAGAATCGACGCAGATGGCCTGGGGGCAGGTGTTTATGACAGACTGAAAGAGCAAATGGGTTCAGTCGCAATAGAAATGCGCGGAGGAATGAGACCCCTAAACAATGAAAGATACCTAAATAGAAGGGCAGAATGGTACTGGAGACTAAGGGAAAGGCTCGATCCTGAGTCAGATGAGCCAATTGCACTCCCAGAAGACTCTATGCTCACCTCCCAGTTGACTTCTATGAGATGGAAGATAAATTCCAGGGGGTTAATACAGATTGAGTCCAAAGATGACATGAGAAAAAGAGGGATAAAATCACCAGATGAGGCCGATGCAGTTGCTATGGCTGTCGGGAACCTAGATGATGGTTCAGAGTTCTTTTTCGTTTAAGGTTGTCTCATTCGCAACCAAAGGATAGTGTGACCTTATGGGTTTCTTTAGCAAGATAAATTCTTCAGTCGGTGGGATGTTTAAGTCAAAAAGACAGCCCCAAAAGGCACTTGGGTCTGGTGACACATCACTGGTGAAGTCCATAATACAATCTCAGACAACACCAAGGAGGGGAAGCCCTGAGTTGCTGATTGCTTACAGAACTCTTCCGTGGCTCAGAAGTGTTGTGGATCGCATATCAAGTGCCGTGGCATCTGCAAGGTGGGTGGTATATAAGGTCCCAGGGGGGCTTGATAGGCGAAAATTTAAGAATGCCACCTTTGAAGAACGACTGGAAATGAAGTCAGAAATAGGTCTTGAAGGTAGGATGGAGGAGGTTGACACCCCTTTGCTGGGCATTTTAGATTCCGCCAACCCCTCCATGACCGGCAGGGCTGTAAGATTACTCATTCAAAACTACATGGAGCTTGTTGGGGAAGCATTTCTTATGCTGGAGAGAGACTCAGCCGGGGTTCCAGCAGAGCTTTGGCCTGTCCCATCCACATGGGTCAGAAAGATACCAGGTAAGGAGAGCGATTTTTTCGAGGTTAGATACAATGGGTTAGATCTCAAAGTGGCAAAGGACGATATGATCTGGATGAGAAACCCAGACCCATCAAACCCATACGGAAGAGGCACAGGTATTTCAGAGGCCCTAGGGGATGAGCTGGACGCAGATGAGTATGCGGCAAAGCATGTTAAATCATGGTTCTACAATCGCGCCACCCCAGACATTCTGGTTGGAATAAAAGGTGCGTCTGAGTCGCAACTGAGGGGAGCGAAACAGGCATGGGAAGACAATCACAAGGGATCTGAAAGGGCGTTCGGGTCCCACTGGCACTCTGGCGAAATGCAAGTCAATCAACTCAGTCAGACATTTGCAGATCAGCAGCTTGTTGCATTCAGAGAGTTCCAGCGAGACTTAATCGTTAACACTTTTGGTGTTCCCCCTGAGATTCTTGGCATTTTAGAGAACAGCAACAGGGCAACCATTGAAAGCGCCGATTACCTATTTACTAGGTGGGTGGTTGTTCCGAGACTTGAATTTTTGAGAACAGAGCTTCAGCAGTCGCTTGTTCCTATGTTTGGTGAAGATTTAGTTTTAGAGTATATAAATCCTGTGCCAGAAGACAAGGAACACATGTTACAGGTTGCGAAGGCTGCACCCTATGCGTTCACTGTTAATGAGATTAGAGCCATGGGATCACATCAGCCCCTGGATGGAGATGGAGGGGACTCCCACTGGGTACCGCTCAATGGGGCCTTGGTTGACGACCTAGGAGCTGCGAACCTCCATGAGGATGAGGAAGAGGAAGAAATCGAAGAAGACAGCGATATTCCACAGGTAGAAGAGGAGCAGGTGGAAGAAGAGCTACAGTCAGGAAGCGAAAAAATGAACCCGGAGGGAACCTATGAAGTGGTTTGATCTCTCTCAAGAACCTAGAGATGGGGATTTTGAGGAAAAGTTATCCAAGGCAGACGGCGTTGTTAAGTTTACCAACGTGGAAGTCCAACCAGAAACAGTTGACGCATCAAGCGAGGAGGATGGGTTTTCTCTATCCTTTAACGTATCCACCCCTACAGTTGACAGGGATGGAGATACTATAAACCAGGGAGGATGGGAGCTATCTGATTACCAGAAGAACCCAGTCGTACTTTGGGTTCATGATGCAAAGTCTCCGCCTGTTGCTCGATCTACAAGCATCTTTGTTGATAACGCGAACGGCAATGGTGGAGTGCTAAAATCCACTGCCGTTTTCCCGTCGAAAGACCTGTACCCATTTGGGAACATGATTGGACGCTTATACGCAAACCAATTCATGCGAGGGGCGAGCGTTGGCTTTATCCCGACAGAGTTTGAAATAAGCAAAGACAGAGATGGGTTTCACCCCACAGACTTTAAAAAGCAAAAGCTTTTAGAGTGGTCGGCTGTTCCAGTTCCAAGCAATCCAGATGGGCTATCTCAGGCAAGAAGCTGGGGCATTGACGTAAGCCCTATGGTGTCCTGGGCAGAGAAGATACTGGATGGCGAGGGCATTTTAGTCATAAAAGAAGCCCAGCATCTAATGTCGCGCCAACAGGTATTTCAAATGTACAAGGATGCCAAAACTGGAAAGTGCTTCTTTGTTCCAAAGGGTGGATGGCTGGAGCTGGAAGACAGCGAAGAAGGCGGAGCAGAGGCGCAATCTGTCGCGGCGAGCCAGGAGGAGATGCTTTTCTCTGATGATGAGGGATCAGTTGAAGAGAAAGAAGACGGTTCTATCTTGGATGAGCCTGCGATAACAGAAGACGAAGAGAGAGAAGCGCAGCCAAGGAAAGAAAAGGGAGCGATCTCTTATGACGCAGCGCATCCAAACGGGACACCAAAGGCCGCAGATGATACAGCATGGGATGGACCAGCCGAGAAGTCAAAGGCAGACGTGGAAGAATTGTATCACATGTGTGCATGGTATGATGAAAAGGAAGAAGACACGAAAAGTGCATATAAGCTTCCACATCACTCTGCCGATGACTACGTATTGGTCTGGCGTGGCGTAACTGCCGCAATGGCTTCCCTGCTTGGGGCCAGGGGAGGGGTGGATATACCAGAAGAAAATAAACGCGCAGTTTATGACCATTTAGCAAAACATTACAGTGACTTCGGCAAAGAGCCACCACCATACAGTGATGGCGAATCAAAAGCAGATGCTGATAATGTTGACGTTACCGATGATACCAATAATGATGCTATTGAAGATACTCGCAAAGATATTGGTAATCTTGGTGTAGACATACAGGAAAAATGCAGTAAGACTGTGTTTGACCATAAACAGGCAAAACAGGTAGTGAAAGCTGCCGTAACAGAAGAAATGAACGCCCTGAGAAGCCTTATTTGTCAACTCAGTGGTAAACAAGGAGAACAACGATGAGTATTGTCTCGAAAGAAGATGTTCAGTCATTCGTTAAAGAAGCCTTGGGTGAGGAAATCGCTGATCTCAGGGAAGAAATTGTTAAAATGTCCAAAGACAATCAGGAAAAGAAAGAAACTGATCGAAAGTACACACACGCTTTCGTCGGTGAATCTGCTCGCCCTGAAGTTGAGGACAACCTTAAGTCACATCCAGAAAAAGGCGTGAAGGCAGCTCGATTTATTCGACTGTTAGCAGCAGGTCGGGGTGATCCCCAACGTGCCTCAGAGATCGCCAAAAGCTGGGGTGATCAATATATGCAAAAAAGCTTGAACGAATCCGTGTTCCAGGCTGGCGGCGCATTGGTTCCAGAGGATTTCATGAATGAAGTTATTGAACTTCTTCGTGCAAAGACTGTTGTTCGTGCCATGGGTACACCAAGTATCCCCATGAACATGGGTTCCATTACAATGCCTTTCCAAGATACTGCCTCTACGGCAAACTATATTGGAGAGTTGCAGAATATTCCACAAAGCCAACCATCCTTTGGTCAGTTGACTCTTTCGGCAAAGAAACTTGTTTCTCTTGTTCCGATTTCCAACGACCTTCTTCGCGATGCGTCAATTAATGTTGATGCCATGGTTCGCGACGATATGGTTCGCAGTATGTCTCTTCGGGAAGACATTGCGTTCATTCGGGATAACGGCGGATCAAATACCCCTAAAGGTATGCGATTCTGGGCATTACCAGCCAACGTATTTCAACGTACTTCGGCAGGTGGCGCTGGTGCCGCAACGCTAGATGAGATCACAAACGATCTTTTCACGGCAATGCTAAACCTGGAAAATCTTAACATTCCATTAAATAACGCTGGATGGCTCATGACTCCCCGCACAAAAGCAGGGCTTATGCGTCAGCGAGACCTTAATGGAAACTTTGTCTTCCGTGATGAGATGCTTCGTGGAACCCTTATGGGCTTTCGCTATAGCAGCACCACTCAGATTCCAACCAATCTGAACGTAAGTGGCGCAGGAAATGACACAGAAGTTTACTTTTGTGATTTTTCATCCCTGGTTATCGCTGAAAGCACATCGCTTGAGGTTAGTGTCTACGAAGGCGGAGCCTTCAACGACGGCACTGGGGTTGTAAGTGGCATCTCTTCCGATCAAACCGTTATTCGTACACTTTCACGTCACGATTTCGGTGCGAGGCAGCGCGGACAAGAGATTTCTGTAATCACCGGAGTAGACTGGGGCGTATAGTCCTAGGTAAAGGAGTAAAACAATGTCTGGTATTTCATTCGTGCATGATGTTGGCGCATACATTGTATCTAATCTTCTTTTGCAAGATCGCTTTGCAACTGGAGATCCAGAGAATGATGGGGCGTCACTTGACACCATTCCCAGTAACGAGCAAGAGCTTGGTTCAGCTCTCATCCAATGTGATGCGGCCGGAACCATTGCCCCTGCCGAAACTGCAACCTTGGCGATTACGCTTCAGGATGCTGCCGATGATGGTACTGGTTCGCCAGATACTTTCGCTGACGTGGCTGCTGATGTGTTCATGGGAGCTGCTGACGGAGCTGATGGCCTGCCCACCAACCCTGTCATCTCTCTCGATAACGCAACACAAGCTGGTAGCTTTTCGTTTAATGTCCCACTGCATCGCCTTCGACGGCATGTTCGCGTTCAGTCTCTCTGGACGATTAGTGGCGGAGCGGATACAGTGGATTATCACTGTGCTGCCATTTGTGGCGGAACAGTAGTTAAGCCAGTATCGTAAAAAGGGAGGAATGATGGCAAAGGTGTGTATTAGGTTTCAAAAATCTTGTTCGCCTTATTGTCCTGGGGATGAAGCAGTGTTTGATGAAAAGGCGGCGGCCACTTTCGTCAAAAAAGGCGTTGCTTCTTATGTGACTGTCGAGGTGTCAGTCGCTCCCGTGACTAAGGTTTCTGTACCACCTTTGCCATCTCCCGAACCTGCTCCTTCTCCTGAGCCGAAAAAAGAACCCGTTAAGAAGAAAAAGAAAAGAAGGGTTTTTTCTAAGGTGAAGAAGAAAGCAGAAGAGTAGAAGGATGGTTATTAATGGCCCTTGCAGCGAATGCCCTTACTACTTTGCAGGATGTCAAGCTTGAACTTGGCATATCCAGTGTTGATGTATCGAATGACAGATACTTGCAGACACTGATAAACTCAACATCCTCACAGATTGAGACATTTCTTAACAGGAATCTATCCAGAAACACTGCTCAGGTGGATAGGATATCAGGGTATGGAAACTACACTCTGATATTGTCAAGAACTCCTGTCTTATCGCTAACCAGCATTGAGCTTACCTCAATGAATACTCCCATTTTATTTCCATACGATGTTGACGATGTGGAGATAAAGGATGCGTTAGGCGGGCTGATATACTACAGGGCAGGATGGCCATGGACTGTTCCACGTCCTCCTGGCACCATTGCTGGCGACCCTATGCCTGGTCAAGAATGGCCAGTGATCGAAGTTACCTATGATGGAGGTTACGATCTTCCATCTTCCGCCTCTCCCACGCTTCCTGGTGATATCCAAAGGGCTTGCTCTCTGGCTGTCGCATCTGACTACAGAAAAAGGGGGCTGGATAGGGACATAAAGAGCCAGCGGCTAATGTCGTACAGCGTCACCTACGAGAGAACGGGAATAGGTGAAGCTACACTGCATAAGATGTACCCTGCTTCTCCTTTTTCATCGCAGGTTACTCAGATGCTGGTTCCACACAGACGAATCCCAGGTGCGTAATGTCGCTAACTGATATGCTCACCCAGACTGTAACCATAGAGCGTTTCTCGGGAAGGAACTCTTATGGTCAGCCCCAGTTCTCGCCCACTCAAATAGTCTCAGCCGCACGAGTTGAGTCAAAAATGGAGCTGGTTAGAGACAGGGATGGGGATGAAAGGGTCAGCTCTACGCAGATTGTTACTCTTGAGCAAATTAATCCGTCTGACAGAGTGTGGCTTCCAGGTACAGACTCAACAAACCCCAACGACTCCATTGTCCCAATAGCAATATCCTCAGCGCAGACCCCAGCGGGCGATATCGTCATCTACCACCTTTACTTTTAGGAGAAGCTTATGCCTCTGTATATGAAAGTTGATAAGGCAGGGATGAAAAGAGCCAAAAGAATGATGAATAGAATGGAGAAGGACGCTCCAGACGCATTCTTAAGGGCTGTGTACGATGAAGCCGTGGAGATATTTAAGGATAGCCAGGAGAGAGTTCCGGTGGACACCGGAGACCTGAGAGCCTCTGGACGCCTAGAGCCTCCCACAAGGGCCAATCCATCCTGTGAGATAACCTATGATACCATACCAAAGAACCAGCGAGACTACGCTGGGATTGTTCATGAGGGCTATGAGATGAATTTTCAGCACGGAAAAGAGGCTGGATATCTTATTAATGCTATAAATCACGCAGTGGATGGACCCATGGAACACAGGATTGAGCAAGCAACAGCAGAAAACATAGTTAAGAAAAGGGGAATACGGGGACTCAAGGGAAGAAAAGGCTCCAAAGGGCCTCTAGCAAAGAAAAAGGAGTAACGCACAGTGTCAATAGTTTATCAACCTGACCTAGATGTGGTTAACTACCTAAATGCCTCCCTCCCTCAGTTGACGCTTGGCGTCAATCTGTTTGCTGGTCCCATCAGGGCTTACTCTCAAAATCCAGATCCAAATGGCGTTCCCCATTCTGCCACCTTCTGTCTGAATACTGGGGGGAGAAACCCAACAACCTTCATAAATGGCTCGGTTAAGAGGATCCAGATAAAGAAGCCCATGGTTCACGTAAAGCATAGATCGAACCCGTATAATTTCAGCGAAGGGCAGAATACGGCAGATGCGATCCTGAATGCTGTAGATAGGAAACAAATTGGGACATATATAGATTCTCAAGTTAATGATGGATCTCCAAATTATTTAGGGGAAGATAAAGATGGGCATCATTCCTGGTCTGTAAATATAAATATGATGTACTGGCTACAGGAATATCTTGTATATTGGGGGGTCGCCCCAGCAGGCGGGACAGGGGAGGCTTTCATCACAAGTCTTTCAGATAACGCATATTCTACAAATAGATACAGGAATTTCTCTCTCACTACAGGTGCGGGTGAGCATATGTACTATTGTTTTCCAGAGGAGTATTCTTCTATCGGAAGTGTTGCATTTAGTGTTCCATTCTCTGTAACATCTACCAGTGCAGTTGATGGTACTCCATACCAGGTATGGATGTCATCTTCAGATAATCTTGGAGTTTCTACGGTTTCTGTCACATAGAAGGGAAAAACACTTGACGTATGTGACCTAATAAAGTTTGTTTATATGGGGTGCATTTTATGGACAGCCAACCCCCCCCTTTTGGCTGTTGCGGTTTTCCGCCGCCCCTCTTATCGGGGGGACATCCTTACTAACAGGGGATTGACCCCACTAGGAGAGAAAAATGACAGCGATAGCAGGTAGACTAGGAGAGTTTTGGGCCGGTGTGGACCTGAGCGTTTTGGCCGGCCCCCCGCAGAACCCAACGATTACTGACGTTCCACAAGCAACACTGGTTACGCCGGGAGTAGACCCGGAGGCCGTAGCCGCTCTAGGGCCGGTAAGTTCCGCGGTGCCGCTTGTTCTCAGCTCTCTCGTTGACGCGACAATGAACGGCAATGTCGATGAGCTTGAAACTACAGTGCATAATACGGCTGGATTTCACACTGGAAGCAGCCTTGATCACAACACGGCGCGTCAGTATATTCCAAACTTTCACGATGAAACCATGGATCTGACTGTTCGATATGACGAGGACGATTTATGTCAGCGGAATATGATGTTCTGCGCCTTTGAATCGAAATTGTTTTGGTTTTGGTATTTTCCTGATGGTCCGGGGTTTGACGCTGGAACTGCCGGCACGAGATGCTGGATGGGTTCTTCGTTTATCACAAGCTTTAGCCCTGGAACCCCTCTTGATGATGTTGCCACGCTGGACCTTACGCTTCGCCTAAGTGGAACCATCTTGGTTGTTAACTAAAACTCTTTAAATCTAGGAGATAAGAAAATGACAGCAATAGCAGGTAGACTAGGTGAATTTTGGGTTGGTGCAGAGGTTGCCGCAGGTGTGGCGACCAATGTTGACCAGCCAACAGCAGACGGTGGCACCTTAGGTGTAGCGACTCCAGGTCCTGATCCTGAGAGCATTGAGGTGCCAGTAGGCTCAGCATCAGCGCCAACAGGTATTATCCTGAGTTCCTTGGTTGATGCGACATTCAACGGCAATGTCGATGAGTTGGAAACAACGGTTCATAATACGGCAGGCACATACGGACTGTCCACAGTAGACCACAACACAGCAAGGACCTACATCCCCAATTTCCATGATGAGACCTTGGACTTAACGCTGCGATACGACGAAAGCGATGTTGCTCAGGCGAATATTCTTTTTTGCGCCATGCAATCAAAGCTTTTTTATTATTGGTATCTTCCAGACGGACCTGCCTTCTTGGGTGCGATCCCGGCAACGAATGCGCGACAATTTAACGGCGCAGCCTTTGCAACAAGCTTCTCGCCTGGTAGTCCCTTGGATGATGTTGCAACCTTGGACATTTCTCTTAGGTTGAGTGGATCTGTAATGGTTATTCTTTAATAGTGAGCCGCTCTAGGGGGGCTTGGAAAGGGAGTGAAAATGGTTAAAAATAAGCAAAGAGGTATTCTTCACATTAAACTTGGTGGTCAATCGAGAACCTTGCGGTTTCGATCCCATGAGATTTGCATGTTGGAGGAGCGTTTAGGGATGGGTATCAGCAAGATCCTTTCTGAGGATCTTATTGGTATTCGTATTTTAAGGGAGGCTATTCTTGTCGGTGTCATGCACGAGTTTGCAGGCAAAAAGGGCAAAGAAGCCAAGCTTACAACAACCAAGGTGTCTAGGTGGATTGACGATTACGGTGATTTTACCGAGCTGCTGACAAGTGTTGTTGAAACTATTGCAATGGGTCTTCCTGGTGCCGAAGAGTTAATGGAAGAAGAAGAGGATGAAGAAGAAGAAGAGAACACGGGAGGAATGGAAAACTCCAGCCCTTTCGGCGCGAGCCTCACGGCAAGCGGTTCCAGTTTGGCGAGCTAGTTCGATCAGCTTCTTCGCTCGGCATTAGTCCCAATGAATTTTGGGGTAGACCCGATGATATATTCACGGGGATGACCTTGCGCGAGTTTAAGATAATTGCAGACGGCTACGAGGAACGCTCCACCCACGAGATGGAGCGTTTAGCGTGGGCGTGTGCCAATTTGATGAATTGCTGGAGCAAAAAGAAGATAAAGCCAGCAGACCTTCTTCCCAAGGGAAAGTTTTTCAAAAAGGAGAACGAAAAGGCGAAACAGCCGCGCCTTTCTGCGTTTGAGCAGAAGATGATATCAAACAAGAAAGATATGGGTGCGTTCCAGACGATGATGCGGGGCATTCAAAAGGATATCAAGGTCGAAGATGATGATGGTGGCGAATCAGAAGTGGATGGTCTGGGTGGTGAAAGCGTGGACTTGTCTGGTTACGATGAAAGCGTTGATGTCAGTTCGGCATTAGATTTGGATTCAGAGGTCTAAGATGGTTGATACGAAGACGAAGGTTACGCTTGTAGGGGAGACAGCCCAGTTCGTTGCTAATATGACCAAGGCAAACAAGGCTATTCTCCAGATGGGGAAGAAGCTAAGTGGCCTTACCACTAGATTCTCTAAAATATCAAAAGAATTTGAAGAGGCTGCCCAGAAGATAAACAAGGCTTCCGGCGCCTTCAACAAGGCTGGAAATTCTGTCAAAAAGGCAGGCAGTAAGGCCGCCTCGTCCCGTAAAAACTTCGCAAAACTTGGCGTGACCTTGAGGAACATGGGGACAGACATGAGGTCTGCCGCAAACAGCATGGGAAGGTATGGCGCGGTTCTTCTTGGGGCGGGTGCTGCTTCTGGGATATTCGCGGCCAAGTTTAACCAGGATATGACAAGGGTTACGGCCATCTCCACTGGTACGACGAGGGGTGTCGGCAAGGATTTTGACCTGCTGTCAAAGAAGGCTTTGGAGACCGCATCGAGAACAGAGCATACGGCAGACCAGATTGTCCAGGGCATGAAGTTTATGGCGATGGCCGGGTTTAAGCCTGATGCAATCGTCAACTCGATTGATACGATAGCAAGGGTTGCGACTGCCGGTGGTCTTTCCATGGCGCAGTCAGGAAACATTGTAACCAATGTCATGGCTGGGTACGGAATCACTCTCTCGAACGTGGAGAAGACACTTCGAGCAGAGAATGCAGAGCAGGGCATTTTCAACCAACAGATGCTCACCAGTGCAGATGTCACCTCTCGCTTTAGGGCTGAGATGGAGAGTACGGCAAACATGCTCATTGGCACGTTCACCAATGCCAATGTTGACCTCATGCAGATGGGTGAGGCGTTTAAGCTTGCAGGGTCAAACGCAAAGCTTCTCGACATGCCGAAAGAAGATCTCTTCGCCATGATTGGTCTTCTCGGTAACGTGGGCATCCAAGGCACAGAGGCCGGTACAGCGTTGAAAAGGTCTTTCTTTGCGATGATGAAGACCACTGAGAAGTCCCGCGCCGCAATGGCATCTTTTGGACTTAACAAAGAGGACCTACAGGGCGATTTTGGGCAGCTCAAGGTCCTTCAGAAACTCAGCGGAGCGATGGATGCGTTCACCAAAAAGGGCAAGAAGCTAGAGTTTCTTACTGGCCTAGTCGAAATATTTGGAGAGAGGGCTGGTCCCAAGATTGCTGCCGCTCTCGCCCAGGGAACAGAGGAGTTCATCAGGCTCAGGGACAACATTCAAGAATCTGACTGGATGGAATTTGGGGAGAAGCTTGAGAAGCAGCTTCTTGATACCGCTCTGGGTAAACTTAATATACTGAAAAGCTCATTTCAGAACCTTGCCGTCGTCATAGGAAACGCTCTTTTGCCGACGATAGCCAAGGTCTCCTCTCGGCTTACCAAGTTCTTTAACAAGCTGGCAAAGAATAAGGATGGATTGGCCAAAATCGCAAAGGTTCTTCTTGGTATCGGCGTTGCTCTTACCTCAATGATGGCCCTTAACATTGCAGGCTGGTTTTTGAGCTGGACCGGCATTGCCATAGGCGGGATCACGCGAGTTAAAACTGCGTTGGAGCTGTTAACGGCGTCAATGCTCAAAAATAAAACTGTATCAAGTGCTGTCAGCGCAGGCGGGGCCTTCGGTGGGGCTATCGGCACTGCTTTTAGTACCTCGAAGAAGATGTCGTCCAGTGCGGCCTCTGCGAGAGGCAGCAACATTCCCACCTTCATCGGGACTGGTTCGGGACTTAAAGAGGTTGCGAAAAAGCTGGGAGGGACCTTAAAAAATACCGGTGGAATGTTCCTTAAAATTGGCGGCCTTGCCACGACTGTCTTTAACGGTTTCATGGGTACAATCACGGCTGTTGGTGGAGGGTTTGCGACTTTGGTTATTGCTGCTGGCGCATTGTTAGGGGGCTTCACTGGTCTGCTTGCAACCTTTGGGACGATGGAGAATGCAAGTAATAAGCTAAAGGGTGTATTTGAGGGTACGGGGCTGACAGACGCCCAGGAAAAAGTGGCCGAGCAGATTGGGTTTGGCAACGATGCGTCAGGTCAGACCAGCCTTGATAAAATAATGGGTAGCGTCAGGGAGGAGAGGGGCGAAGTAAAATTTTCCAGGCAAGGCATGGAAGAGGAGGGGGAGTTAGTAAAGGTTTCATCTGGCCTGAAGGCATTCGCAGGCGTTTTAGGGGACAGTGTGACCGAGTTAAGCAAGGGCGGCCCCCTGTATGGCAACTACATAGCGACAATAAAGGACGCCCAAGCCGCCACGTCTGTACTTGATGAAAAGTTTGGAGTATTTGGTGCCGGGGTCGATCAGTCAGAAGAGAAGATAAAGGAGAGGGACAGCCTTGCTTTATCCACAACAAGAGATCAAATTCGCGAGATGCAAAAGGAGATGCAGGCGAGAAGAAAGGTTGTGACAGAGATAAAAAACACTGTCGGCAACACAGATAAGGTCATTCAAGATTTTGCCGACAACATGCAGATCAAGCTTGGTGCTTCGATTAAGGGCGATATTAGCGGTGAGGGCTTTAAGAATATCGTGAACAACCTTAAAGATATGGGCGTCGCGACTGAAAAAATAACAGCAATATACAAAGACAAGGGTAAAACGCTGAACGAGAAGCTTGGTGCAATGAGCTTGGCTATTGGGAAGGCTATAAATGTAGCAAGTGAGGAACTCGGCGTAAATCTTGCCAGCGCGACAGAGGCCGCGTCAGATGCTGAGCTGAAAAAGATTAAGCACACGGAAATACTCATAGACACTCTCGCTAAACGTAAAAGTCAGCTAGAGACAATCATGAAGCTTGAGAAGAAGGCCGCAACCAAAAGATGGAAGGCCGCGAAGGCCTCCATTGGAGATCTCCTAAACAAGAAAGAGTTTGAAAAGTACGTCTACCTTCAAAAAAGGTCTGGGAAAGAGTTGTCTGCATCAATGGATGCGCTGAAAGCTTTTTCCTTTGAAATGAATCAGATTAACAAAGCCATAAGTACGGCTGCCAAGTCGAATGTAAGGCTCAATAAGCCCCAAAAACAGCAGTTAGAAAATATAACACAGGCCGGGATTACCCAGGTAACAGATAAGGCGGCGACAGACCTGGCCAAAGCTATCTCTGATGGGGCGATAAGCTTTAAAGACGGCCAGAGCAAGTATTTAAGCGTTGTTGACGCGATAACAAAGAAGGCAGCGGAGACGCTAAGCGTTAACCCTGAGATCTTCAGTGTTGACAAGGGGCTGGTATCAGAGAAGGTGGCGACCGCTCTTGAACCTGCCGTTAAAGCCGTGTCGGATAGTCTTAGTGATGCGGCTGAAAAGATTTCAGACATTGAATACGATAAAGACCTAAAGAGTTTTGGCAACTTTTCTGACTTTGTGGAGAAGGTCGATGAGGCAACAGGGCGGCATAAGGAGGCAAAGGGGGGCCTAGAGGACAAAGGAGAAGAGCTTGCTGAGATGAAGAAGAGGCTGAAGGGTCTCGGCGAGGCATCAGAAGAAGCGAAAGATCTTGCTCTTGAGATAAGATTTTTGGAATTTCGCATAAAAACTCTTGGTGAGTGGGCGGATAAATTGGCACCTGACTTTAGCGGGTTGAGTGAAGAGGTACTTCTTGTCGCGGCACAGTTCGGCATGACAGCCGAGGAAGCAAGAAAATTAAACGAGAGGCTTGAGGGGATTAATATCCCAGAAGAAGACGTTATTGATCCAAACGCGAAGCTCCCTGAAACCATTGGCGACATAGACGCCATCAAAGATATGGAGATCAATCAGGAAATATCGGACTGGGTTCAGGATATGTTTGGAGGACTCGGCAAGGAGGGCGGCGACGCCATTGGCAACGAGATGGCTGGACTGTTTGAGGGCATAGAGCTGCCGTCTGGGGTGGGGGCTACGATAGGAGGGGCTGTTGGTACAGCAGTTGGCTCTGCGTTTTCGGCCTACGGGGGAGCGGTATGGGGTCCAATAGTTGGTTCCATAGCTGGAGATCTTGTGGAGGGGTTTGCTAAAAGGATCCCTGAGTTTGCCGGCAAGGCCCTCAGTGCCATAACTGGGGCGTTTAAATTTATTGCGTCAAAACTTCAGCAGGCTGGTAAGTTTATTTTTGACAGCATTAAGAAGTTTGGTGAAAACGTAAAGTCTGGCCTCATGGCTCTTGGGGATTACTTCCCAGAGGAAAGGGCGGGATCTGCGTTTTCGACATCAGTCGAGCAGCTAACGCCTGGTGGAGGGGTATTCAACGTCGGCGCGAGCATTGCCGCTGCACTCGCTGTTGTCAGCATTGCCGCACTTTCGATTGTTCCCGTCCTTGCCCTTGCTGCTGCCGCGATGGGGTTGCTGGCGATGGTCACTCTTCACTTTCTTCCAGAGCTAACGCTGCTGGCAGTGATTACAGGGGTACTTACAGGCATACTCTTAGTCCTTACCGCGGTAGTCGGCACGTTAGTGGCAACCTTTTTAATTATTGATCTGGCGATACTTGCCGCTGCCGCTATTATCATTGATTCAGTCATAAAGTTTTTCGCCATTTGGAACCTTATGCTGGCCGCAATGAACCCAGCAGTGTTTAGTTTGCTTGCGGTGGCCGTGGGGGCGGCAATGACAGCCATTTTTGCCCTTGGAGCTGTTATAGCTGCTGGTATACCTGCGGTTATAGCCGCTGGGATCGGATTGATTCTCGCAGGCATTGCCGCTGCACTTACGGCCGGTCTTGCTGGGGTGCTTACCTTCTTCACTGCCCTTGCATTCAAGGACGTGGAAGGTCCGTATGTTGATGAAGAGGGAAATGTTCAAGAAGAGTTTAAGTCCAAAAGGAAAGACGTTAAAGCTGCCTTTTCTGGGGCGTTAGACCCTCTCATTATAGCACTTGATAGTCTATGGGCTGGCGTCATGCCTCTTGCTGGACTTTTCTCGGCGCTTGTAAACGTGATGCTTCCGCTTGCCCAGGGGTTTTCCAACGTGGGGGGATTATCCCGAACAGTGTTTTATGCGCTTAAAAATCTAGCCATTATATTTGCTACGTCGATGCTCGCTGTTGGATATTTCGCCACAGGGGTTCTTGAAGTAATCGCGTGGCTACTGGAAAATGTTCCCTCCCAGGTGAACACCTTTATGGATGAATTTGGGAAGGCACTCCTTGGGGGGCTTGCCTGGATACTCAGGGGATTGGCAGATTTCGCCGGTGCCTTGGGGCTTAGCAAGACAGCAATAATCACGGTTGCTGATGGCCTTGATGAGTTTTCCCTTGGATCTGCCGGGGACACACTTCAAGACCTTGCAGACGCAGCAAGGGACCTGAAGCCAGATCTTGGTGCCATGGCTCTGGCGATACAAGAACTTATGAATCTCACATACGAAGAGGCTCTGGCGATAGCCGAGGAGATAGCAGCTAGAAAGAACATGGACCTTTCCGAGTTTGGGGAGCAGCTAACAAATGTCCCAGAGGGATTCAGGGTCAATCTTGCCAGATACTTAAGCCTGGACGATGAAAACCCAGGGGCGGCAGTGGCAGGCGTAAGCAGAAAGAAACTTGCCGACATGGATCCCAATGACTATTTTAACAGGCTGGGTTCAGAGTGGTCTGGAGCTTATGGAAGTGGTGATCCCGTCATTGGTCAACTTAAGGACGACATTGAGCGGCTGACAGAAGTGATGAATCCAAACGACTGGGCAGACATATTTGGTGATGTGCTTAATGGCTCGCTCGACAGAACCCTTCATGGATTTGAAGAGGCATTCTCAAGGGCAGCAGACTTCGTGATGTCCGCCCTCGTTGACCCAGGAGAGGCATTCGAGAGAGGGGAAAACAACCTTCTTGGAGGCATGGGCAACAACTTTGCATCGGAAGGAAGAGGCAGTGTCACGAATGTTTATATTAATGATATGAACATTAACGACATATCCAGCCCAGCAGACTTCGGGAATGAGGTCGCAAGAAGGGTTGAAAGAGATTCGATGCAGCAGCTTGGCACCCCGTTCAACTCTGACACAAGAAGAGGTGGTCAGTGGGGAGGTGGCGACTGATGCCGTTTCTTGCCCTAAACAGTATTGTTGTCCCTATCGCCCTCGGCCAGTGCCGAAGGGGGCAGACAAAAATGGGCGACAACGACAGGGCCTTTTCTGGTGACGCCAGAAACATGGCGCGTGGCTACAGGAGAACATGGGAAGCCACGGCGATGTTTCAGGATTATCAGATTGCTGACAACTTCATTCATCTAATAAATGGCCAAGGACATGCCGTTAGGTTCGGCGATGGCCCAACCTCCTCAACCGGATTATCCCCCATACCTGGGTTTACAGGGAGGGGCATGAGGGGGCTTGGGGCCAACGAGGGATTTACGTTCACTGGGGCGACAGGGGATTACTGGTCAACCGGGACATTGGACATGTATCTTTCCCCGTTTCAATCGTTTCCTGACGCTTTTGCCTGGGGATGCCAGTTTGACGACGACAAGTGGACTGTGATACTTGTGGTCGAGGATACCCCTGGGTTTCTTCCGATAATATTCAGGTCAGATGGTGACGTGTTTATTGATGGCGTGAAAACAGACGTGTCGTTTGGCTTTGCGTATGCCGCGAACTCGACTGGGTATTTCATCACCGTAAGGGATGGGTCTGTTTCACTGAGCCTTGAGATCGATATAGTCCCCGAGGTGAGGGTGAGTGATTTTATCATGCTTCCATATGTGATGTCTGATTATTTTGTGTCTCAGATCTCAACAGGAGGCGGAGCGATAACAAACATAGAGGTTGCAAGTGTGCCAGTAACAGGAGAGGTAACAGGGATAACATACGTACAGAAACCAGGTCAGGGGGTAAATAATGCCAAGTCTGTCTCGTTCTCTCTTGTAGAATATCTGCCTGGATACAGAAATGACCCTAGCGCTACAGCGCCAGTCTCCCCGTTTGATCTTCCCGTTTTGCGCCTTTCTGGCGATGTCCTCTCTGATGGAGAGGGAGAATTAACCAGAATACCCGTGCCGGGTCCATGAGGTTTGAATGTCTTTTTTCTCAATAAATGGATGGAATGTTCCCATTGTGAATGGAGGGATGTCTGAAACCTCCACTCAGTTTGGCAATCTTGGTCCATCATTTACGAACAGAAACATAATAAGCCGTCGGATGATACCAAGGTCCTGGAAGGGAGAGATGCTCTTTCAGTCACCTGAGATCGCTGATGCCGTTGAAGGTCTTGTTTCTGGCAGGGGTCATCACTTCCCATTTGACAATGACGCATGGAGCGACTCTGGATATACCGCATCCATTGCCACATTCTCAAACATTTCAGTAGAGCAAAGCAGATCGTGCTTCGGGTTCGGCAGTGCTGTCATATCTGGAGACCTTAGCTTTGGCCTTGAGCTTCCACCAGACAAGTGGGCCGTAATTGTTTGGGTTTACAATTCTACAGACTCAGACCCCGCTGCGTCTCCGCCTGTCATAGTGTACGACCAGTACATTGAGACTTCAGATGGCACCCAGTATATTAATGGCGCAAGTGTGTCCTACACCTCTTTTGTCTCTGTGTCTTCTCAGGGTTCAATTGTTATATCGTCGGCGGATTTTCCAGATGCCGAAATGAGGATGGATGATCTAGTTGTTCTTCCATTCAAGATCGATTCTACCTTTGCCTTGGATACATACAAGCACCAAACAGCAAACAACTGCGTGATGCAGTGTCCCTTTGATTATAAGACAGATTTTGCCGACAGGGTGGGTGGTCTTTTTGGGACCCCAACAGGGACAGCAGAGGCTGGCGACCCAACAAGAAAGTCCGGCAGCGGCTCTCTGTATATGGACCAGCCTAGCGATTATGTTGAGTTTACAACATCTTCAGGGGACCTTATTCGGCTTAATACAGATAAGACCATAACAGTTTCCCTTTGGGTTAACCCGACAGCCATACTTGTCAGCATCCAGAAGGTGGCTGAACATTTCAGCAATATGCCAAATATAGGTTGGAAGATAAGCATTCTCCCATCTGGCAGCGTTAGGGTCACCTATGAGGCGGGTGCATCCACAAGGCTTGTTGATTCGATATTGCCCATTGCCGCTGGGGAATTTACCCATGTGTGCTTTACATATCAAAAAGTTGCATCAACAGGCAGGATTGAGCTTTTTATAAATGGAGCCTCACAGGGGACGAATGGGACTACCATACTGACCCCTGGGACGCCCGTGACGCCCCTTTACCTTGGAGATCCCCTGGGGGTTGACTCCATGGCTGGCTATATCGATGACTTTAGGGTCTACAACTCAGAGCTTGCAAGGCAGGACATAATTGATCACCTGAACGAGGCGTACTTTGGGTACAGCTTTGTTCCTCCGTCTGAGAGGCCGTCTTCCTCTCTTCCAAGGGTAAATGTTTCAGGTGACGTAATTGGGAGCAAGAAGGCGATAGAGACATTGGGCAAAGTGGAGGACGAAACATATGTCACCCATGCCTCAAGCCCAAATGACAGATCCGTGGCGTTCGTCCTTGAGGAGGTCTCGCCAAGAAGGGAAGAGGGAATACCAAAGCCGGATTCTCACTTTTTGCTTGAGCCTAAGTTCCTAAATGACTCTGGCCCCCCTGCCTTGATTGACCCCTGCTCTGGATATGATTTTATTGGAGGGGGTTCTAGCGATCCCGTTCTAGGGTACGATGCTGTCGATGGGTATGGCTTTTCCTATGAGTTTTCAAGCGGTGGCGGAAGCCCCTATCCCAGCTTTGACCTTCCTCACGCAAGCCCACCTGTTCCAGGTTCGCCAAACTTTTGCGTAGACCTGGCTGGGCTATCACAGGTAACCATAGCGGGATGGTTTTATCTCGATTCATTCCCAGCGAGCAGAAATTATATATTCTCATGCGTGGATTCAGCGGGTCTGACTCGGCTTGGATTTGGAGTCAACCTTAATCCGTATCCAATATTTGCCACAGTTAGGAGTTCGCCATCTGACCCCAGTGCATTTGGCGGAAGCTCTGGGACTGCCCACGTTGCCCTTGACCAGTGGTACTTTGTTGCGGCTTCATTTAACCTGGCCCCCCAGGGTTCAGGGTCAATGAAGCTGTTTGGGAATGTTGGCGCGTCAGGCGCTTCTGACGAGCTGCTGTACCTGGGAAACAATACGGGTCTAGGATGGCTTGAGGACCATTTTACCTATGAAGAGGGGAACACAAAGATAGGCGTGTACGGAAGTGGAACACAGGAGCCAATGGATGGAAAAGTAAAGAACATTATGTTTTGGAGAAGAGAAGTTCCATACCATGAGCTTAGTGTGGTATTCAACAAGGGCAGGAAAAGAAGAATATTTAGGTAGGAGAGAGCGAAATGTCGAAAAAACCGTTAACTAGAAGAATAATCATCGATGTTGAGGGTGAAATAAGTTCTCCTTCCCCTGACCAACTTATTGGAAAGTCTATAGTTTTAACTATAGATGGGACAAGGGTTTCAGCGTTTGATGCAGCCATGAAGTCTGGAGAGCCTTCAAGCGTAACCATTAATGTAAGCTGTCTTTCCGCATCAATAGCGATAAGCGATAATCCAGCAAACGTGGTCGTAGACTAATGAGAATGCCTTCACACAGGATGGGTTCACACCCAAAGGTTAGACCTTCTTCATTCAGGGCTTGGTACCTAGATGAAACGAACGAGGTAAATTCGCCTTGTGTTTGGTCTTCCCCTGGCGTGTCTCAGGCATTCAACATGGACCTAAAGATAAATTCTGGGTTTGGCTCTTCTGACCCATTCATCGTGGACACACCCGTCGGGATGGGGAGGAAGTTCATTAAGGAAGCAGCGTTTCAGGGGATGGCTCTGGAGGCAACCAATGTCGCCAGGGATGGTGATGCTGCGTCTGTTGCCGTATTTGACCAGATTGAGGTTACGTTTGCGGCATGGGTAAAGGTAAATAAGACAGCGCCAGACACAGGAAACATTGCCGCTCTTGTGAGCGAGTGGGATACAGAGTCTCTTGCATCTAACTACCTGTTTACGCTTCGGCTTCAGGCTACTGGAAACTTTAACATTGGACATGAATATCCCACCTCGAACAACGCATTTTATAACACTGCTTATAATTATCCTGTGAACAAGTGGTTTTACATCTGCATCACAAGAAACGACGTTCTGGGAAGCGCAAGATACGACATTTACATAAATGGAAGATTCATAGAGTCAAGCGGGAGCTTAAATGCGCCAGGTGGTGGTGCTGACGCATACTGGCAGGTTGGTGGAATAAGAGGGAGCGGTGGAAATATTGCATACCTTCTCGATGACGTTGAACTGGCTGGCATTTACACCTGGAGCAATGTTCTTTCAGCAGACGAAATAATGGAAGACTTTCAAAGGGGACTCCTTAAGACCTTTCACACTGGGGATGATCTCAAGGTTTACATAGATAACGGACAAACTCAAACATCAGGACTCTCCTCAGAGGAGGTTTACGTTGACACCACGGATATCAGTGGCGTTGATTTTGTCTCTTCCCTGTCTGTCTCCACATCCCCAGATGACGCAGTGGTCCAGGGAAGCCTTAGCCTCTCTCGCGAACAGGAGAATCTATCTGTTGCCTACCTGAAAAATGACACAAAAATAAACTTTTCAGACCCGTCCAGCATTGCAGGGCCAAGATTTCTTGACGCTGGAAGGGGAATAAAGATTTATGCAGCGAGAACCCCTCTTGGAATCACGGCAAGCGGAAGAGAGCTGTGGTCATTTCTTGATGGCACGATTGATATTTTCAACTGGGGTTCAGACGAGGTAAAGGTAAACTTCAGAGATAACGGTGGAGTTCTCGTTGATACCTTCATAGAGGAGGAGCTGGAGTATGGCAGCGACGTTGGGATTCTCGTAGCTACCGAAATGCAGCAGATTCTTGATGACAACAGCTCTGACTTTAAAACTAGCTCCTATGAGTCTCCAACCCTTACCTACGATCCGTCAATAAACTGGGCAATAAAGTCATTTGAACAGAGGCGTGAGCCTGTGATCGTTGCCCTGAGAACACTGGCCGGGCAGTTTGGTCATGATGTAAAATATAAGTGGAGCGATGCTCTTGATGACTTCAAACTTACCCTTTACCAGCCAGAGGCTGATAGTACGACGCCAGCGATTGTTATCTCTCCAGATGAGATTGTTTCTGTTTCCTCTGCCGAGGTTGCGCTTCAAAGAATAAGGAATGTCGTCAGGGTTTCTTATGACTCAACTGAGACTGGGGGAGCAGCAGGGACCCAGGAGGCGAATGTTAACAGTGCCATTGCCTCCATACCTTTTCCTGCGAACTTCAGCAAAATATCGAATTCGGCAGTAAGTGCTGTTGATGGTGAAAGACTTCCAGCTTATGTGATGATTCAGGACGAAGACTCAAGAGATAAATACGGAAGAAGATTTATGGAGGTGCAGGAGTCCAGCACGAGCCATATAGACCTTGGCACGGAAGCCACAGAGATGGCGTATCGAATGCTGACAGACCTCTCTGAGCCTGAGTTTACCCACTCAATAAAAATACAGTTAACGCCTGAAATAGACATACATGACATCATAGGGTTTGCCCCAAATGAAAAGCTTTATACTGAGAGGCAGTATCTCGCGGTGTCATCAGTTAGTCATACGTTTGGCAAGGATGCGTCCACAAGTATTGACGTAAGGGGCAAACCAGGCCTTGGGTCAAGAAGATGGCTGTCGATAGAGTCTCGCCTTGCAAACAATCCCGCCAATACGCCAATGCAGGCGCAAAATGCGATGCAGAAAACTCAACGCGCAAACCCCATGCAGTCCATTCTGGAGAATACGAATTGGATGTCAGGTGGGAAATTTGTCCAAGTAAGGAACAGCAGCTTTTCTACCTGGACCAATGGGAAGAGAAATCCCCCCACATCTTGGGATATGGATACCGGTGATATCTGGGATAACGATACGATAAGGGCTACATCCACATCGCTGACTGGCCCTCTGGCAATAGCCATGCACGAGGATGGTGGAACAAACCCACGGGTGGATTCGGATTTAATTCCATTAGATGGCGACGCAAACGTGCCATACTGCCTGGAGGTTACATGGCAGAGAATCGCGGGGGCAAACACCTCGTCACGCCCTAGCTTTTTCGTTAAATGGCTTGACGCTGCGTTTAACGTGGTTAGCACATCCGGCCCTCTTGAGGCTCTTATACCTGGACCTGGAGGGTCGGCAGAGTGGCATACACATCGATACCAGGGCCTTTCCGGTGTTGCCGGCGCTGTTTATGCTCAGATCAACATGGGGGCAAACTTTGGCGGCATCGCAAATGAGGTCATAGTTGACAGTGTTTCTCTTTATAGGAATGCGTATGGAAGCCGAACGACGCTTCAAACGACGGGTGACTGGGTGTCAACCGATTTCAGTGCAAACGTAAAGGCTGGTGGCGGGTTAAACATTAGGGCATCGAATGTCTCTACGGCTGGCTCCTATGATTTCGGGGGAAATTGGGTAGACGATACGTCAACAGCGGCAGGGAACCATAATGGGACTTACTTTGATGTGCCAGCTACGGGGTACTATGATGTGTCAGGAGCTATATATGTCGGAATAACGCCCAGCGAGGCTATTCCCTGGGACTACTGGGAGGATATAGTGTTTCCAGGTGGATCTCTACAGGTTCTTTTCAACAGTCATGTACCCCCAATCACTAGCACCATAATACCTCCTCCTCCATCTTGGACGGGTGGAGTTTTGGCGTCGATCAATAATCAGTACGGACCGACAGGGCTTCTTACGGTTTTTGGGACGGCGCTTGCTCAAACATCGACAACCTTTACGATTGGAGACAACGCAGCACTAAACAGGGCGTTGCCTGGAAACCCTATTTCTATTAACATGCCTGGGCTTCTTCTTACCAGGGGCGACAGGCTTTCTTTTTCTCTTTGGTCTGTTCCTACAGCACTCCTTGCTTATCCTTCGACGGATATGGACATCAGTGCAACAGGCTCAGACTTTGGCGATCTATCTTACATATCTATAAAATTCTCAGAAAACGATTAACCAGAAGGAATAAGAAATGCCCACAGCCAGCCTGCTACAAAGAACCGGAAACGTCGTCTGGGTAGACGCCGTCAACGGCAATGATGCCAGCGGTACGTCTGGCGACCCTCTGCACCCGTTTTTGACGGTTGGCGCAGCTTTGGCTGTTGCTGTGTCTGGTGATGAGATCTTGGTATATCCAGGTACCTACGCTGAGTCTGGGATCACTGTGCCGGCTGGGACAACCCTAAAAAGCTCTGGCGGATACCAGGTTACGCGCATCGGAGACGTATCGGCTGTTGCGGACATTGTAACCCTTTCGGCAGACTCGCAGATTGAGGGATTTGCTGTTGACTGCCCGGACACCCTGGGATTATCGGGTGTCTTGTTTGATGGTGGCGTTTCTAGTACATCATCGATATACAACTGCCAGTTTCACGGCGATGGGGCTGTGGGCCAAGGGAACGGGCTGCGAAAAATAGGCGGCGGCAAGATTATCGGAGCTGAGATACGTTTTGACACTGGCGGCCTGCGTTCGTGTATGGTCAACGAAAGCGGCGTTATTGCGGTTGAGTCGATACATGTTCCTCCCGGTCCTGGAACGATTGACGCTGTTGTGAGAGGGGAATCGGCTGGCAGGTTTCAGATTGCCGACTTTAACGTCGGATCACCGAATGTTACCGATGGCGTCTACTGCGATGGCACCTCGACAACTTTGATATTCGGAATCAATACCCTTGACCTGTCAAACAGTATTCACATAGTCAGCGATGGGATAAACCTTTCTGTCCTCGGTGGGAAGATGGACCAGTCGGCGTTTGCCGTACTGGCTGACCCAGCCCTTCTCGGCACCGGTACAGTTGTTCGCATTACTGCAAATCATGAAACGGCTTACAACTTTCCCCCTGCGATGCTGAACTCTGACTTTGGCTTGAGTTTCTTCCGAGAGCAAAATGACACCAGCTTTTCGCAACAAAGGACATTCGGTGTTGACTCCGTTTTTGGATTCCCAGAAAAGGGATCTAGCGTGTACGCTGGAAGCGGTTCGCCATATGCGGACGGGATAAAAGTCGTCACCTCGAACGCCACAGGCACTGGTGGCCTCGTGGATGTTACGGCAGACGCTTCGAGTATTTCTGGGTCAACGATCACGTTTCAGGGAACTGCCGCAGGACACAGGATATATTTCGGGTCATTGCGACAGGATACAGCTTCAGTGATTAAGCACTGGGGACTTCAAATAGCCCAAAGCGCCGCTGGGGTGGGTGGGTCTTACGAGTTTAAGATTTGGAATGGAGCCGCGTGGGAGAATGTCGGCGTCGAAGCCGTAAGCGAAGAAGAATCATACCGATATGCGAATGATGTGTTTCTTCGCGCATCCTCTGAGGAGGAGCTGCATTACGGCATTGACGATGATTCAACGTGGGCAACCACGTCAGTGGATGCAGTAACGGCATATTGGTCATGCGTCGAAATCATTTCTGCCCCATCTGTGCTTCCCACATTTGAGCGGACCTGGCTGACGCCTTCCACTTCACAAATAAATAGGAGAGGGCGAAAAACAGCATCCGGTCTTGCGAAGTGGCGCGGAACCCTTTCTGCCAGTGGAAATGTTTTCGGTGAAAGCGGCGGGGTTGTTTTGGCCAATGTTGACGTTGGGTCTGGAGGGACTCCGACAGGTTGGACACACCCAATGCCGAACAGCAGGCTCAATCAAACGGGTGATGCGATTTACTTCCAATTCGCAATCCCTGAAGGCATCTGCACGGCCCATCCCTTGGACATGTCCGTCGTCTACAAGGTTGATGGGTCAACCCCTATCACTGTTGCGCCGGAGCTTACGATGTCTGTCTACACGGCAGAGGTCGCTGGGAATCTGGTGGCAGACCCAGCAGGCGGTATCGATCCAACCCCAAGAATACTGGCAAACACGGATGTCTTAACGACCGGTATCGCAGAGTTTGACGCCCAGAACCTAGTGCCTGCGGGGGCGGTCCTTCCCGCAACATATGATGACTACGCGATTGACCAGGAGTTCGCCGCATTCGATGCGTCATCATATTACGAAGGCGACGTTTTGTTTGTCCGTGTCGAACTGACCGACGATGGGACGCCAAACCAGGATGTGATCATTATCGCCCTTGTCGTTAACGGAATAAAGTTTAGCCTTGGAGGAGCGTTGTAATGGCTGGTGCATGGAAAGAACTTTTTGCTCAAACATTCTCGTCGTCCTCGTCGATACCGATTACACATAATCTTGACCGTGTGCAACTTGGAGCCATGGTCCTGGTTGACGGTGTATCTCGAACAGACTTGATTGATGTCATTGAGCTTTCGTCGGCAGATCCACGAAATGCTCTAACCATAACGCTGACAGGTTCTCATTCTGGGACAGTGGTTTTGGTCGATATGAACGTCGCCCTGGCGTCGATTCGGAACCCAGGCGAAACGGCATCTCTGCAAACCACGTCTGTTGATGGAATCTTGGACACCATTGTGGACGCAAAGGGTGACCTGATTGTTGCAACGGCTGCGGACACTGTTGCGAGATTTCCGGTGGGGTCAACAAGGCAGGTTCTGACGGCAAACAGCGTTCAGCCCTCGGGGCTTTCATGGGTTGACCTGCCAGAAGCTGCTTTCGCAAACTATTATAATTCTGTTTCTTATGCCGGGATTACCACGTCGGCTAGTACCCTCCCTTTCAACACGGCAAGAATAACGAATGCGGCTTTCACCCTAAGCGGATCTTCCGAGCTTACCATTAACGCGAATGGTACATATCGTATCGATTTCGGGTGTTCTTCAAGCGAGACAAGTAATAACGACGCAACTGTTGGGTTCTGGGTGGAGCTAGACACGGGCGGTGGTTTTGCCGAGGTTGGCGGAACTAGATCTAGGTGGTTTCACGACTCAGGCGAAGAAGAGGGTGGAAATTCCGGGTTTGCCATCTTGGAGCTGAACGCCTCCGACGTGATTCGCATTAGGGGTCAGGTTGTTGATGGCAGCGATCAGGTAAACACGCTTGCCAACAGCCTTCGCCTAAGCATCCAAACGGTGGGAGCGAACGGGGCAGCAGGAGCGACGGGTCCACAAGGCCCAGCAGGGTCCGGCAGCAGTATTATTGTCGAGGATGAGGGTTCAGTTGTTGCGGGTGGCCCTCATACAAACCTTGACTTTGTTGGCGATGCGGTCACCGTAACGGACGCAGGAAGCGGGGTGGCCAACATTTCTATAGACGGCTTCACCCCGAACGTATCTCAGTACCGACAGACCGGCAATCTAACTATCAACACAACGGCAACAACGGTGGTTCTGAACGCTAACGACTTTCAGGACTCAAGCTACACTCGGTCAGGCGAGAATGTAACGATCAACACGGCTGGCGTTTACCGAATTTCATACTCCATAATGTTTGACACGAATGCAAATGCTCGAAGAACCGTTGATGGATGGGTGGAGAACAATACGGTCGAAATCGTTCCTTCTAGGTCGTCCTCTTATTCTCGTAACACCATTGACGACACTGCCAACAGCAGCGCTGCGTTTTTGGTCCAGCTTGCCGCCTCTGATGTCGTTCGCCTGAGATGCCAGTCAACTGGTACAAACGGAACGGCAATCGGCCAGGGCAACAGGATGTGGTTAACCCTAGAATTTGTGAGGTCGTAAAAATGGCTACAAGGATGCTTTTTATTTGCTCGTGCGGAGAGACTTTCGACATCGACAACTATGCAGGAATGGATGCCCATCTGGAGGCCAACCCGGACCATACAGCATCGGAAGAATACGTTCATGCGTCAGTCGTTGCGTCAAACCCAGAAGAACCGTCATGAGCGTAGAGATTATTAGTGGAGGAAGCGATGATTGAAGTAATCACAGGCGATACAGTTTTACTGGAGCTTGTTTTGGCAGATGGGGACACCACAAGGTTTCCGCAGGCTGAAATATACGATAGTGCTGGTGTTGCCATCGTTGCAAGCCCGGTGAACCTTTCCCATGTTGCAGATGGCCTTTATCAAGGTACGTTTACTGCTCCTGCCATCGGCGGATATTCGATTATCTACATTACATATAGCGACGCGCTGCATACGACGCTGGTCGGAAACATCGAGCGTGTCTCTGAACATATGCGGGTAACGAACGCCGTGCAGGACGATGTTTGGGCAGAAGCCCTTCCTGGCGCTTTTGGTGCTGGCTCGGCAGGCAGCATTGTTGGCACCAACCTAGACGCCACCATCAGCAGCAGGTCTACTCTTACGCAGGCGGACATCCTAAGCGATGCTACTCCGTTCGCGGGAGCATTGATACCCAATCTTGATGCAACTGTTAGCTCTCGCTCAACATTGACTCAGGCTGACATTTTAAGTGATGCTACTCCATTCGCTGGAGCAAGCATAGACGCGACTATTTCAAGTCGAGGCACTGCCAATCCCGGTGACGCAATGACACTGACCGCAGGCGAGAGAACAGCTATTGATGCCCAACTCAGTGGAACTCACGGCGCTGGAAACTGGGAGTCTGCAAGCGCAACAGACTGGACTGGCGCAGAGAAGCAACAGATTCGTCAAGCGCTAGGTGTTACGGGTCTCACGGCTGCGACTGCTGCGGGCGAACTTCAGGATGTCCTTGCGGATACTGCGGCGATGGAGCCGCTGGTGTCCACGAACCTGAACGCCACCGTAAGCTCCAGGTCTACGCTGGTCCAAGCAGATATTTTATCTGATGCAACGCCATTTCCTGGGGCAGATATCGACGCGGCGATCTCCAGCAGGTCAAGTCACACAGCCGCAGACGTGGATGCCCTGGTTACAGCTAGTCATGGCGTTGGTTCATACATTACGGCTACTGGATTCGCAGTAGCTGGAGACAACATGGGTCTCACTGCTGCCGGTGTTGATGCCGTATGGGATGAGCCTATTGCAGGTCACCTTGGCGTTGGCAGTGTTGGCGAGGCCCTGAATGACGCATCCAGTGGGGCAGGCGTTGACTGGACAGTCTCGGAGCGAAGCCAAATG